GAACGGGCGACTCGCCAAAAGGCGAGCGATTCTGGACCGAGGCAGAAGCCCCACCTGCCCATAGGCTCTATTGAGCATTTGGGAGATGGCGTCATCTTTCTCGGACCAGCCTCGTGTGACTATATCGTCATAGGCTTGGTCTACCTGGTGTGTTGGTATCCCGCTACATGCGAGGCACCACCATCCCGCGAGTGAGGTTTTCTCATTGGTCGTGAGAATCTCACCCGTCTTAAACGACATCCTCGGATCAATCCGAGAGGCGTCGAAATAAGAGTAGACCTCGGTGGAGTCCTGAATTCCAAGAGTGGCGAATAGCCATTCTCTTGCACTCACTTCTTCCATGATCCTTGTGTACGTAGGGTACGGGAGAGGGTGCTCTCCCGTCCCCGCCACTAAGGATGTGTAGACGAATCCGAGATTTCGTCTACCCGTTCTTCCTCTCCTTTGTTTATCCACAGAAGGGTCGGTCGGTAAGACTAGGGTTTTGCCTTTGTCTTGCACCACACGGAGGCCTTTGTCTATGACAATGGTTATTCCGGGGATGTCAACGCCCGAATCGACGATCTGGGTTGCAACGATGTCCCCAACTTTGGGGATCGATCTTGCCTTACTACTCACTGCTGTGGCGACCCGGCCAAGGTCGCGCAGTGCCTGCGCCGTTGAAGCGGCTTCTGGGATTCCGGGGACAATCACTAGTAGTCGTTGTTCCCCTGGGTGTTCCCTAAGCGCTTCTTGGATCAGGCCCACCACAGGCAGCCCGAGTCGGATTGGTGTCGGTTCCTCGAATGGTCGAGGGATCGGCACCACCTTCACGGTAGCGTGTGGCGCGTATAGAAGGTTTGGCGTTGCGGAAAGCAAGAACTTTACACCTCCCGTTGCATGGTATGCCAGCCCCATGTCGGGTTCCCTTTCTCCAAATTCGTCCATTAGCACGAAATCGGAATCCTCGGGACCTGTGCCGGCGCGAACTCGGGCGAGGTAATGACCGTAGGTCATGACCTTCACCCGGGAGCCGTCATCAGGTACCCCCCGGGA